AATAGAACTTATGGAGTACGCAGTATGACAACACCTTTATACGATGATATTAGTCATCCACCACCACATATACTTGACGCACTGACTGCACTAGCACCCGGCACTCAGTGGTACGTCTATGGAGCGGTAGAAAACGCAACTGATTTTGCAAATAACGTTTACAAAATTACTGGAGCAGATAGCAACAATAGCGCAATTTTAAGTAAAGATCCAGACGATGTTGTGTTAACATACTCGAATGTAAATGCAAAATTAACTGAACTAACAAATGCACATCCTATGAAACTATTACGCATCGAACGAGATAGACTAATAGCAGAAACAGATTTTTATGCTCTGGGTGATGTAACAATGAGCAGTGAGATGACTACATATAGACAAGCATTGCGTGACATTACAACCAGCGCAACATCACTAGATGATGTAACTTGGCCCACTAAACCTTAATCTTCTGGTATAAATAGATTCATGGCACGCGTATTTTCAATAGAAGACGGATCATTAGATACCGCATCGATTACGACTTCAAGACAGAAGACGTATAGCGACATTGATTTGACTTTTGCTAAGAAAGGCAATAACGATGTCTTTAAGAAATCAGACGCGGGCGCTGTAAAACAAGCAGTAAAGAATTTGTTGTTAACTAACTTTGGAGAGAAACCATTTAGTCCACGATTTGGTGGTAACTTAAATGCTTTCTTATTCAACCTTGACACTGAGTTTGATGAACTTGAAATAGAAGACGCGGTAGCGCAAGCTATGGCAAACTTTGAACCAAGAGCTATATTGCGTCAAGTAAGAGCTACATTACTATCGGATGAAAACTCAGTTAATGTAAAAGTAATCTTTCAAGTTGTTAATGTTGCAGAAACACAAGAACTAAGTATAAATCTCACGAGGTTAAGATAATGGCCGTTATTAGATCTTCAGATCTTGATTTTGATACAATCAAGTCGAACTTAAAAACATTCATTCAAGCAAAATCAGAGTTTTCTGATTATGACTTTGAAGCTTCAGGTCTAAGCAACATCCTCGATGTCTTAGCATATAACACACACCTAAATGGATTAACTGCAAACTTTGCAATTAACGAATCATTCCTAAATTCATCTCAGCTAAGATCTTCTGTAGTAGCTCATGCTGAAACTCTAGGTTACTATCCAGCGTCAAAGACTGGATCGTTTGCCACTATTGGATTTAATGTTGTAACTACAGACACTGTTACTGCTAGCGCATCGATACCAGCATTTACAACGTTCACTGGAACTCTTGGTGATAGCACTTTTACGTTTCAAACATTAGAAGCTCACACCGCTGTTAATGACGGAACTGGAACTTTTGAATTCAAAACATCAACTGGGCTGTCGGCTGTACAAATCACTGAGGGAACTCAAAAGACTAAAACTTTTCTAGTCGGTGATACTGACGAAAATCAAGTCTATGTGATCCCTGATGCTGACCTAGATAAAGACACTTTGAAAGTTGAAGTGTTTGATACAACAACATCTAGTACATTTAACGCTTACAACGATATTGAAACAGTTGTAAGGATTGACACTACCAGTAAAGTTTATATCATTCGTGAAACACCCAATGGACAATTTGAAATTCTATTTGGAGATGGTAGTGTACTTGGCCAAGCGCCTACTGCAGGAAATAAGATTGTTGTTACATATCTTGCAACGAATGGCGCAGACGCAAACTCTATCAATACATTTACTGCCAACAGCACAGTAGCAATTGGCGGAACTAGTTATTCTCCAACAATCACTACAACTGTAAGTTCGGCTGGTGGCGATGATAAAGAATCAATAGCGTCAATCAAGTCAAATGCACCTATTACTTTTGCATCTCAGCAAAGATTAGTAACTGCTGAAGACTACAAAGCTATTATTAAACAAAGATTCACAACAATATTAGATGACGTTGCTGCTTGGGGTGGGGAAGATAATATCCCTGCAACTTTTGGTGATGTTTATCTTTCATTAGACTTCAAAACTGGTATTTCCGCTGAGGTACAAACTGACACTAAAAATACTATTCAGAACGTAATTGCTCCTAACTTAGGAGTTATGTCGATTGATGCAGAATTCGTAGATCCCATCAATGTCTTTATGGAATTACGTATCACGTTTGATTTTGATCCAGATTTAACAAACCTTACAATTGACACTCTTCAGGATAATATTAAAACTGAGGTGGCTGCGTTCTTTACATCAAATCTTGGAAAGTTCAATAGTATCTTTAGGCGGTCGCAATTGCTTACAACTATCGACTCTTTATCACCTGCAATATTGAACTCTGATATGACAGTTAAAGTGAGACAAAGTTTCACACCAACACTGAACACGGCTGGAGACTATGAGTTAATTTTACCGGTTGCATTAGCTGCACCAGACGATGTAAATCGGATTGTAACATCTACGCCATTTACGCAAAGTGGGAATACCTGCGTTATAAGAAATAGATTATCGTCTACTACTCTAGAAATATTTGATTCTACTAATGGAGTTGTTATACAGGACAACATCGGAAGTTATAATCAAACTACTGGAAAGGTAGTGCTCAATGGATTTGGTAGTAACGTAACAGCATTCAATGGAGATTCAATAAATATCTCAGTTGTTCCAGCAAACCAAAACACTATTAAGCCACTTAGAAATTATATAATTAATCTAGATACTGCAGTTACTTCAGCTGCTGGTACAGTCGACTTCCAAAACACAACAACAACATTGACAACATAACATGGCAATAACATCAGTAGACAAAAATAGACGAGACCCAGTACTCAAAAGAGCAGATGTTACAACTGCTTTGCCTGAGTGGTTCCAAGCGGATAATCCTAAGTTCGTTTCGTTTATGGAAGCGTATGAAGAGTTTCTTGATAGCGATGGTGGCAAATATAATTTCCATCAGAAAACTCAAGACTTATTTAAGTCACGCGATATTCCAGACACCGATGAAGACTTTTTAGATGAAATCATTGGTGAGATTGGTAACGGATTAACACAATCATCTTTCTTTAAAAATCCAAGGTTGATGGCTAGATTGCTTGGTAATTTTTATCAACAAAAAGGTACAGCTCCATCTGCAGAAGGATTCTTTCGTGGATTCTTTGGAGAAGATATTGAAGTTGCATATCCTAAAAGAGATATCTTTCTTGTAGGTACAGATCAAATCGGCTTTGATTCTCAAAAGAAAATACAAGATGCAGAACGGTTTCAGGTACTGTCAATCTTAATTAAGTCTGGTCTATCAGTATCAGATTATCAAGACTTATATAAAAGGTTTGTTCATCCAGCAGGATTTCATTTTGCAGGTGATGTTACATTATCAGGTGAAGGGCTATTACCGCCGACAATAACTTTACACAATCCGTTAGAATCTGATCAAAACGATCCTATTTTTGCTGGTACAGCATCCTTTGCAACCGGATCACTTTTTGGTGAACACACTGGATTACAAGATTCAAGTGATGGAACATCATTCCGTATCGACTTCCGTCAACAAGAATTGTTCTATTACACAGTTGATTCAGATCTTACAGCTGCAGACTGGGTTACATACTACGACGATATTAAAACATTGCTCAATCCGAACTCATTCACATTGGATGACAGCGCTAACTCAGGTAGACCTGATCTTGCAATGACAATAGAAACTTTGGATAATGACTTCTTTACGCGGCTTTCATCAGATTCTGCGATATAAATAAGCTAAACAGGATTAGAAAATGGCAAGACAAAATCTAGGTATAGGCTCATCAGCTAATGATGGTAATGGAGATACTCTCCGCACAGCCGGTACAAAAATTAATGCGAACTTCGTAGAGCTTTACCAATTTTTAGGTACAGACAGCGACACCCTATCTTCACAAATTACACTTGAAGATAGTGCTGTAGTATTTGAAGGTGCTACTGCAGATGGTAACGAGACTCGTCTCACTGCAGTTAATCCATCCGCTGATCGGCAAATTCAATTACCCGATGCTGGTGGTATTGTTACACTTAACGCCGCTACTCAAACCCTGAGTGCTAAAACTCTTGATGGACCAACAATTAATTCCGGTAAACTAGGATTGATTCTTGATTCATCTGCTAACGAGCTTATCACATTTACTAAAGCTGGTTCAGCAATTAACAATGTAGCAATTGGTAACGCGGCATCAGGCAGTAATCCAACCGTCGACGCAGTTGGTGGTGGAACAAACTTAAATCTGGAACTTGCCGGTAAAGGCACAGGTTCAGTAGATATTCAATCTAAGTTTTCGCTTAAAGCTGTTACAATAACAGCGAATGGTGCAGCCTCAACTGCTGCATCGTATATTATATGTAATAAGGGTTCAGCCTTAGCAGTTAGTCTTGCAGATGGCACAGTTGTAGGTGAACAGAAAATATTCTCAAACAAAGGTGCTGGAGTTGCAACAGTAACACCAGCCAATTTCGCAGCAGGAAGTACATTTGCATTAGCTCAAAACGAAGCAGCAACTTGTATATGGGATGGAGCCAATTGGTTCCTTTGCGGAAATCAATCAGTAACCACGGTGGCATAATATGAGCGCAATTGTAACAGACCCTTTAAAGAGAAAGCTAGCACAAGATTTACTTACTGAAGTTCAGCTTTCAGGGGATTCAAACGAATTCTATATTGGAATTGGTAAGACTGACACGTATGATTCGGCTGATACTACAGCTATTCCTATACGTCATACTTTCGAAGAAAGAGTCGGAAGAGGAAACCTCGAATCAGTTAAAAAGATTACAGCCTCTTCAATGGTTGTCACTCGTAACAACTGGTCCTCAGGTACGATTTATTCAGCGTGGAACGATAAGCAAGAAGGTTATCCAACAAATCCATATTATGTTCTTACGGAAGATAACGAAGTTTACATTTGTTTGCAACAAAGTAAAAGTGCAACTGGTTCAGCAAACCCATCGACAGTTAAGCCGTCGTTTAGCGGAGCTAGCGTAAATCAAGTTCAAGCCTTTGAAACTTCAGACGGATACCGTTGGAAACTTTTATATGGTATTGGAGCTGGTGATGCCACTAACTTTTTAACTGCTGGTCTACAACCAGTCACGGTGATTACAAAAGACTCTGCCTCTTGTAGTACAACTGAACTACAGCAGTTAAATATTCAAAACACAGCTACTCCCGGTCAAATCTTGGGTGTTGAAGTTGTAAACGGTGGTGATGGTTATTCATCTGCTCCAACATTAACATTCCGTGGAAACGGTGCTAGTGCTGCAGCAACTGCAACGATCAATGGTGGTGCAATCGTTAAAGTTGAAATGAATAACGAGTCAAGTGGCTTAGGTTCAGGATACGACTATGCTTCGATAAGCTTTGCAGGAAACGCAACGTTGAGGCCAATCATTAGTCCGCGCGATGGTATTGGTAACGATGCTCGCGGTGATCTAAAAAGCTCAAGTGTTATGTTGAACATCAAACCTGAAGGTGGCGAAACAAATACATTTAATATTACAAACGACTTTAGACAAATATCGCTTTTTAGAAATCTGGATTTAACTGACTCAGCTTCGGCTGGTGGAAGATTTAGTGCAGTGACCGCTAGAGCAAATAGAAATATGACGTTGACTCAAAACATTACTACAACTGGATTTGCAGTGGATGAAATAATCACTGGCGGAACTTCAGGTGTAACAGCCATTGTTGACGAAGTAGATTCAGGCGGTGGCAAGACTGTAAGATTCCACCAAAATGAAAAGACTAGAAACGGCAACTTTACAGATGGTGAAGCGCTGACTGGTAGCTTAGGAGCATCAGGTACAATTGATAGCGGTAATCTCTTTGGAACTATCGATATCTACTCTGGTGATTTGTTATACATAGAGAATAGAGCAAGAATTGTTCGGTCTTCAGCACAAACTGAAGATATAAAAGTAATTTTGACGGTGTAAAAGATGGCAACAGCATTTACAACTACCACGTTTGAAACCACTTACAAGGACGACTTTAAAGATTCCGATAACTATAGTCGGATACTCTTTAATAGTGGTAAGTCTTTGCAAGCTCGAGAGCTTACGCAGCTACAAACTATTATTCAAGAAGAAATAACTCGCTTTGGATCAAACATCTTTAAAGAAGGTGGTAAGGTAAATGGTGGTAACGTTACTCTCAATCGACTAGAGTTTATTAAGCTAGCCTCAGGCGCATTACCTGCAGATGCATCTACAGTCGTAGGTCAAACATTTACTGATACTGCTGGAATTAAAGTTAAGATTCTCAAAGCCATTGAAGAAACTGGAAGTGATCCAGATACAATTTATGTTGAATACATAGACCGATTAACTGGAACTTCTGGAACAACTCCTATACGATGCGCAGCTGGTGGTACACTAACAGACGCTGCCGGAGTATTGTCAACTATGGCAATTGCTGCATCAGACGCAACTGGCCTTGGAATGGAAGCTTCAATTGTTGCTGGTTCGTTTTATGTGCAAGGTAGATTTGTATTTGTTAAAGCACAATCAGTTTTTGTTGACAAGTACGCTATTAATTCTAGTAAAGATCTTGGCTTTAAGCTTGTACAGGATATCGTAACAACCGCAGATGATACCGCGCTTTTTGATAATCAAGGAGCAGTTCCAAACGAAGCTTCTCCGGGTGCAGATCGCTGGCGTATTAAGCTGACACTTACAACAAAAGATCAATTAGCTGCATCAGATAATTTTGTATTCTTAGCAGAAATTCGTAACGGTAAATTCGGCACCGAAGTTACTCATGACAACTCTTACAATGTTATTTTAGACACACTAGCTAGACGTACAAAAGAAGAGTCAGGCGATTATATTGTAGAACCATACACTGCTAAATTTGATCCACTCAATGATTCAAATCTTTCATTAGATGTATCTGGTGGAATTGCTTATGTTGAAGGATTTAGAATCGTGTCTAAAGCTGCAGACATAACAGTAAACAAAGCTCAAACAACTTTGGCTCGCCCAGGTGATACAGTCATTCCAGTTTATGGCAACTATGTTTTATTTGACTCAAACTATAGTCTGCCTGAACTCCATTCCAAAGCAATACTTACTAATGATTCATCTGGTGGTGGAGCAAAAATTGGTAATGCTAGAATTCGTCATTACGAAGAAGATGGCGCAGACTTTAGAGCATACCTTTACGATATTAAAATGGATGCTGGCCAAAACTTTGCTAATACACAATCGATTGGCGCAGGCTCAACTGACTTTATCAATGTCAAATTAGAAAATAGCAGAGCAGAATTAAAAGCAACAGCAGACAATAGCTTGTTATTCCCGTTGCCTAATTCACGGCCTTCAACTATTGCTTACACAGCATCTAACGATATTGTTTTACAAAAGAAATATACAGTAACCACAAACGGCTCTGGTGTTCTTGCCTCTAACGAAGCAATTAGTGGTGGTGATACATTTACTAGTACTTCGTCTTGGATAGCTACTCGTAGAACTGGCCAGATGGATGCGTTAACATTTAACATTTCTCTTGGTTCACCAACTGGATCAGAATTTAATATTACTGGTGGAGCTGAGAATAGTACAGCTTATGACATATATGCTTTACAAACGCATAAAGGTACATCAAACTTCTCAGCTAAAGATAAGTCACTAGCAACTGGTGTTCCACTTACTGTGAACATGCAGACTGATGTTGATTCAGATGGCAATGGTACAAAGTTCCTTTCATTAAGAAAAGCTGATGTTTACAAAGTAGAAGAAATAGCACTTAACACAGCCGGTGGTACGAGTATCGCAGACTTCTTTGAATTTGACAATGGCCACAGAGATAACTTCTACGATATTGGAAGATTGGTTATTAAGTCAGGCAAAAGCTTGCCTCAAGGTAACGCATTTATTAGGTTTAGGCACTTCACGCATTCTACATCTGGTTCACACTTTGACGTAACCTCTTACCCAACTGGTGATAGCGTAGGTTATGAAGGTATTCCAGATTATAAAAAGAATAATGGTGTAACTATTAATCTTAGAGATGTCTTAGACTTCCGGCCGGTTGCAGGTGTACTTGCTGACTCTGCTGGAGTTGCATCAAAAACATTTGATTCATCAGGTGGCGGTAACGCAATTGTTCCTTTGCTTCCAGTAAATGGTCAAACATTTGATGTGAATCCAACATATTATCTTCCAAGATCAGATACGTTGTTGTTAGTAACTGCTGATGATCAGAAAAGGCCACTACCGCGTGGTCAGCTTAAGTATATTAAAGGTGTACCTGATTTCAATCCTCAGCTGCCAGAAGTTCCTGCTGGATCTCTTCCGCTTCAAAACTTTCATCTAAACGGTTATACGCTTAATGAGTCTGATTTAAGTTCTAGAATCTTAGAAGCTAAAAGATTTACAATGGCAGACATTGCTCGATTAGAAGATCGCGTTGATAGGATAGAAGAACTAACAGCATTAAGTCTTTTAGAGAATGCAACTGAAGCACTTACAGTTGTTGACTCAGCCGGAAATCCAAGAACAAAAGCTGGATTTATCGCTGATACGTTTAAAGACTTTACATTCTCAGATGTTACAAGAACTGAATATAGAGCGTCTGTTTCTCCAACTCAAGGAACTCTTTCGCCAATTAAAGTAACGAATGATTTGCGGCTTCTTTATGATTCGGCTAATTCTACTTCAATCCGCGGAAGAACAAAAGGATTAGCGCAGACTGGAGATCTAGTAACTCTACCAATCGATTCAAGCCATACGTTTATCGATCAAAATCTTGCCACTGAAACAGAAAATGTAAACCCATTCGCTGTCATAACTGGTAAAGGATTCCTTGAGTTATCCCCAGCTTCTGATACTTACATTGAAAGACGAAGAGCTCCAGAAGTAGTAGTTGATGGCGGAACCATAGTCAATACGCGTAATGTAACTGTAGCTTTCAGCCAAAATCCGGCCAATTGGTTTACAGGTCAGCGAAGAGTTCTCATCGGTGATGAGCGAGAAGGAGATAATTAATGAGCCACGCTAATGGGCATGACACAGTAAGATTTCGCAGACAAGTAATTGGCTCGCGAGTTATTGACGTGCAATTGATTCCGTTTATGCGGTCTCGTAAAGTATTCTTTAGAGCTCAAGGTCTAAGGCCTAGAACTAGGTACTTCCCGTATCTCGGTAAAAGAGGTATTGATGACTTTACTAAAAACGAATCAACTTATCAGACTTTTGCAACAAGAACAGATGATAATAGTAACTTGTTTCTCAACGCCACGGCTCACCCTGATGGAGCGGAAAATCTTACTTCAGATTCTTCAGGCCAGTTGATTGGATCGTTTATTGTTCCAAACACTGCAAGTAATAAGTTTCGGTCTGGACTCCAAGAGTTTAAGTTGCTTGATATTTCTGGTGGAAATGATAACGATGCTATTAGCCAAGCCCGAGCTGCTTATAGGTCTCAAGGAACTTTAGAAATAACGCAAGACACAGTACGGTCTACACGTATTATTGATCGAACAGTATTTGTGCAAGCACCACCAGTACAAGATTTTGGCGGAGGTGGCGACGACGGTGGCGCGCCAGAATCTGATCCAAATGATCCACTAGCTCAAACATTTCATATTAGTGCTATTGACCACTCAAATGGTTTGTTTATTACAAAAGTAAGAATTTATTTTGAGACTAAAGACACCGTTGTTCCGGTTCAAGTTCAGCTTAGACCTGTAGAAAACGGAATCCCAGTTGGATATCCGATCCCAGGTGCAGTTTGTTTTATTCCAGCTGCTAGTGTCAATATTCCGACAGATTTAACAGACATAGACAATATTCGTTCTAATGGTACTGACTTTGAATTTGAAGAGCCAATTTATCTATCACCGGGTAGAGAGTATGCTATTGTAATTTTGGCTGAAAGTACCAGCTATAGAGTGCATGTTGCAAGAACATATGAATTTATTATTGGATCTACTGAAGCTCGCGTAGCAAAACAGCCTACTCTTGGTTCAT